CCGCCGCCACCGCCGCCGCCCCCATGCGGAGGAACCAGCCGGCCAGGAAGGGCAGCCACGGGCCGATGGCAACCAGCGCAGACAGGGCCGCCGCGAGGCCCAGGGAGGCCAGGAAGATAAGCCCCGCGTTGAGGGCTGCCACCTCCCGGCGCGTGTCCCCTGCGCCGTCCCGTAGGGCTCTCAGAAGGTCCCGGAGCACGCGGAACCCGTCGGCCAGGAGGCGGGCCCCCGCTCGGATCTGAGGCCCGAACGTCTCCCGGGCGGCGTCGAAGGTGGCGATCAACTCGTCGACCAGCTCCCCCAAGGCTGGGACGGTCTCCTCCCCGACGATGATTTTCAGACCACGCCAGCGGATGCCGAGGTCTGCCACCCCGTCGCCCAGGTCGGAGGACGCCTGTAGAAGCGCCTCGGAGTAGGTCCCCGCCTCCTGCATGGCGGTGATGGCATCGCGAAGGCCGGCGGCGCCCCCCTTGAGGGTCGGGAGCAGCTTGTTTCCGCTCCGCCCGAGGAGGTCGTTGGCCAGGGCCACCTGCTCGGTGGGATCGACGATGGCGGCCAGACCATCGGCCAGGAGGCCCAACACCTCGTCCAGGCTGCCGGCCTCCGCCAGGCGCGCCCGAGCGTTGGGGCCGAGGACGGCCACGAAGGCGTCCTTCCCGCTGCCCTGCCCCGTCTTGAGGAAGTCTGTCAGGTTGCCAGACAGGACACGAACGGCCCCGCTGAACTCTTCGATGCTGCCGCCGTTCTTCTCGATCTTGGCGCCCAGGGCGTCGAAGACGAGGGCAGAGAGCCCCGCCTGTTCCGCCATCTCACCGAGCGCATCCGCCTGGTCGGCGAGCTCCAGGGTTGAGCCAACCACGGCGCGCGTGAGCGAACCCACGGCGAGCTCGGCCGCCCCGGCCAGGGAGCGGAACAGTTGAAGGGCGCTGTTGAACTTGGTAACGCCAGACTCGGAGCCCTCAAAGAGAAGCTCAACCACCAGCTCTTGGATCGTGATGCGCTCAGCCATCTCGCTCCCTCGGCCGGTTCAGGTGTGCTCGGACGGCCAAAGCCTCGTGGGCGTCGAGGAGGTCCACGATCGTCCACTGATGCCGAACCTCGTTCAGGCTCCCGAGCCCGGCGAGGACGGGGCCCCAGATGCGCCAGTCGACGTTGGGCCCGAGGCGTTCGGGGTCCTCCCCATGACGGCCTCGACCGCCGCCCCCAAGGAGGACATCAGCGGCTTGAGCCCGTCGACGAAAGGGCCGAGCTGGTACCGCAGGACCTCCCAGGTGAGGCGCATGAGGTCCAGCAGCGCCGGGGGGCCCGAGAAGGCCCCGTCGATGGCGGCCACGCTGTCCAGAGGGCGATCCATCCAGCGGGTGGTCTGCAAGACGCGCGTCAGACAGGAGGAGCCCCCCGCGGCCCTCAGGGCGGCGAACAGGCTCAAGAGGTGAGCCGCGGAGAGGGTTTGTTGGCCGGCCTCGTTGAAGGCGTCGACGATGGAGCCGACGTCCCTGGACACCGGCCGACCCAGGATGCGGCTCAGAGGCTCGGACAGCACTTCCCCCAGCAGGAGGAGGGCATCAAAGGTCTGGCTCGCGCTCCAGGGATGGACGATGAAGGGGCGTTCTCCCACCGTGATCACAGTCGGCATCATGGGCTGGGACGGCATCGCTCACCTCAGGTGGAGAACCCACGCAGGTTCATCTCTCCGCGCTTGGCGGCGAACTTCCAAACGTGGCTGCCCATCTTGTCCCCGCCCATGGCCTCCATCGGGGGGCCCTCGGTGATCATGACTTCTTTGGCGCGGAAGGTCGAGCCCGTGCCCAGCTCCTCGCTGGTGAATGCGCCTATCACCGGCACCCCGTCCGAGGTGGCCTTGAGCCACTGGCTCAGGAGGTCGTTACTCGGGCTGGACGCCTGCAAGGTCAGCTCGATGTCGTACGACTGATCGCCTGAGACGACGAAGGCGCCCTCCCCATCGGGGCCCAGCTCTTCCAACACCACAGCGGCCTTGCGGCGGGTGATCTTCAAAAACGTGCCCGGGGCGAACCCCGAAAGCGGCGCGTTGTTGAAGGATGTCACGCGGTTCCGCGGATCATAGACTCCCACCTCACACCTCCAAAACGATGGACAGCGGGTTGACCTTGCGGATCGCCCCGGCCAGTTGAGCGGTCGCGGACAACCCCGCGTAGGTGCGGGCCGAACGATTGGCCGAGGACTGCGCCGACACCAGGCCTTTGGTGATGGTCAGCCCCGGAACGGTGTCCCCGTTGGCGTCGGTCTTCGTGGCGGCGAAGTGCCGCGCCAGGACGCCGTTCTGCCAGCGGGCGGCGAGGAGGCCGGCGATGTCTGCCACCGTGGCATCGGTGTAGGTCCGCTTGATGTTGCTGTCGGCCCCCCGGGCGAGGTAGCTGAGGACATCCTCGGCCACCCGGGCAGAGAACCAATCCACGGTGAGCTGCTGATCGATGAAGCGGCCCGAGGCCATCTTCCCGCCGATGTACCGCGCGGTCCCGCCGATCGTGGTGTAGTAGCCCACGCTGTCGCCGTCGAGGACCCCGCGCTGCGTGGGAGTGTACGTCGCCGCGGTGATCCCGCTCAGGCGGAGCATGTGCCAACCGATGGAGCTGACGTCGAGGTTCTGGCTCAAGGCGCGCCCGGCCAGGGCGGCATCGGCGTACTCGGCTTCAGTGTGGAACAGGATGTGGGTGCGGTGGTAGCTGGCGGCCTCCAGCACCTTGGCTATGTTGTTGGCCGTCCCGGAAGAGACGGCGCTCTGGTCGATCTGGGCGATGTGGATCGCGTCGATGGTCCCCCCCTCGACCCACGCCGCCGCCCGGTAGGTGTCCATGTTGCGCGCGGCGTCGCTGCCCACGTGGGTGAGGAGCAGGCAATACCAGTCGGAATCCTCCGAGGCCACCAGCGTCCCCAGCCGGTCGGTGAGGGTCACCGGGGAGGTCTGGGTGGAGGTCGTACCGGTCTGCGCCCCTGAGCCGGTCACCGTGGTCACCGTGAACGTGACCAGACCGGTGCGGGTCAAGGTCGGGTCGATCGTGACGTCGAAGCGCGCGCCGGGGGCCGTGTTGCTCCCCGATGCCGCCGTCACCGCGGTCAGCGCCAGGAGGGCCGCGGCCACGTCGGTGATCGTCTGGGAGTGCGAGGTGTTGAACGCCACGGCCACGTTCTCGGTCTCGGTCGAGCCGTCGAGGTCGGTGTAGGTGTACGTGATGTTGACGGTGCCGCCCGCCTGGAAGTCGGCGGCGAAGCTCACCCGCTGAACGGCGGCGGTGTCCGAACTGCGACGGCAGACCTTCACCGACGAGACGGTCGGCTGTTGGGAGAAGATCGCGTTCAGCGCGAGGTACTCCTCATCGGTGACCGCGGCGGCGGTGGCATCCGCGTCCAGCCAGTCCTGCACGCTGGTCGCGGTGAGCACCTCGGAGGCACCCAGGACCGAGGACTGCCCCACGATCATGATGGTGCCGAAGCCCTGCTGCTGAACGGCGCCGTCAGCGATGGACACCTGCACGTTGACGAAATCCGAGATCGGCACTGCGGGCATGGGCCCCTCCTAAGGCGTCGCGTCGACGCTGATCGTGGCATTGATCGTGGACGATCCCTCTTGCAACGTCAATGGAATCGTGAGCGACTCCAGGACCCCCTCATCGGTTGCGAGGGTCTGACGGCGATGCCAGACGGTATCCATCGTGGCGACCTGTTGCCAACCGGCGCCGTCGAGGGCGGTCAAGTCGGTCAAGTCCCCCATGCTGGCGAGCCCGATGCCGGCCGCCGCTGCCGCCGCCCTGGCGCTGTCGGTCTGGAGGTAGAGGCGGAGATCGTCGAGAACGTCGAGGGCCCCGGCGCCGAAGGCTTTCACCGAGCACCGGGTGTAACGGTCCTCCGTGAGGTTCTGCAGGTAGCTCCCCCCGCTGAGCACGGCATTACCCCGCCCGCTGGGCAGGCCGTCGGGCTCGTCGCTCACGAGGTTGAGCAGGAGGTGGGGCGCGGCCGGTTGAGGGACGGCAGAGCCCTGGGCGGTCGTCTGGTTGGCCCAGATGGTCGTGATGGCGGCGCGGCCGTAGATGAGCCCGCGGATGGCATTCTCAAGGGCGGCCCGGTTCATGCGACCTCCCGCGCGAGGTACTTGTTGTGCGCGAGGGAGCCGAAGGTCGCAGGATCCCACCGGCCCCAGGCGTCGATCTGGTACTCGCGCCCCTCGATGACGATGCGCCGGCTGGTGGTCTCCCCCTCGTCTCCGAGGTCCCCAAGGTCGGTCAGGGTGCGAAGGCGGAACCGGGCACCAGCGCGCATCCCCTCGGGCAGCCGGGCGAGCTCGCGATCCGTCAGAGGCGTCACCACTCCTTGCACGGTCGAGGTCGTCGGCCCGGTCTCGGTCCCCCGCCCATTGCTGTCGTAGCCCACCACGTAGGTCCGGATCGTGTAGCTGCTGGCGAAAGGGAGGCTCACGGCTCGCCCTCCCTCACCTGGTAGGTGTAGGCGTTGATCAAGAGCCCCTCGTCGATCAAGGGCTTACTGGACCGCTTGCGCCGGATGGTCTCGGGGGACAGGGGAGGGGTCACGCCACGCTGGATGGTGCGCCGGATCTGGCTGCTGGCGACCTCCCCGATCTGACCCAGGGCGGTGGACAACTCCAGCCGGCCGCCGACAACTTGCCCCATCAGTCGGGCCGACGTCGCCCGGATGCGCTGGCGCTGGGCGTCGAAGGTCTTGCGGATGGGCGCCCGCTCGGGGACCACGATCGTGTGGGGCTGGGTCACCCGCCCCGCGGCGATCGCAGCGATGCCGGCCGGGCTGTCCTTCTTCAGGAAGATGGGCCGCCCCCGGACCATCACGTAGGGCGTGCCCCCAGGGTGGTTGATCGTCGCCCCGTACTCGTGAACGGCGGCCAGGCCCGCCATGGTGATCCCCCCGCGGTCCTCTGCGCCCCCGTCGTCTCCGATGACGCCGATCGCCACCCGGGTCCGCGTCGCGGTCAGGTGTCTGATCAGTTCCATCGTCGAGGTGTATCCGAGGTCTCGCTCTCGCATGGGGCCCTCAGATCATCCGCGGTAGGCGAGCCCTCGGGGTGGTCATCATCAGGAGGGCCGCCCGCCGTCCGTAGCTGGTCGCCGCCAGGTCATCCGTTGCCGTGGAGGTCGAGGCCACTGCGTACGAACGGCTCACCCCGTCCACCGACTCCGAGGCGATGGGGCCTGCCGGCCCGTTGCCTCCGGTTGCGACGAGGGTTGCCAGGTGGGCGCAGAGCAGGATCCGGACCTGATCGGCGCGGGTGCCGAGGACGGCATCGCTGACTTGCTCATCCACCCAGGCGACGTATGTCGCGCCCTCCTCCGCGCCGTCCACCGCTGAGAGGGTGGCGTCGTTGGGGAAGGCTGCCTCTACGTCTGCCCAGGTGATGGCCACACTTCACTTCCGGGTGATGGTACGTCCGGCCTTGGGCGCATCGCCCTCGGCCAGAGAGACCATGCCCTTGAGGCTGTGCTTGTCGTCGGCCAGGGCCGTCTTCAGCGCGGCCAGGCAGGGCCCGGGGTCGACGTCGTACCCACCCACGGGGAGTTCAAAGCCCTCCGGGAGTTTCGGGGGGGCGTCGAAGGCACAGCCCACGGGGGTGATGAACACCATCCGGCGGGTCTCGCCCGCGCCGATGTGGGTGGCGATGATGGCGCCGGCTTCCGGCTTGACGTGGAGGATCATGGGGCTCTCCTTGGGCGCGGTTGGTGCGCCGGGGTATCAGACAACGCGGAGTTGCCGCGTGTCAAGTTGTTGCTGGATGACCGGCATCGTCTTCACCCGGTCCCACACCTCGTCAGAGACCTCGGTATACCGCTCAGGCTGGCCCTCTCCCTGATACGAGGGGTAGAGGTCCAGGGTGTCCCGGGCCCGCTTGGCGGCGTCGCGTCGGGCCTGGACAGCCTGCGCCTGGGCGATACGCTCCCCCATGCGGTCGAGCACGAGCATCTTGATGGCCGTCTCTGTGGTGATCGTCTCGCTGAAGTCGAAGGACCCAAGCAGCGAGGCCATCGGATCGACCTGCTCCCGCGTGACAGGCGGGACGTCGACACAGATGAGGCCTGGCGTGTCGTTCGCGATACGGGGCATGGGGGACTCCTCGGAGAGTGGGGGTTGGGTGACGTAGGCTCAAAGACCAGACGCGCCGGCCTCAGATGCCCTGAAGGGCCAGGACGCTGAAGGGCTTGTGGATCCGGAGTCCGCCGGATTTGGCCTCCATGACGATCCGGTAGAACGTCCCGTCGAACGCCACCGGGTTCCGGGTCGGGACCATCGCGAGGAGGTGCTCCAGCTTGGCGCGCGCCCGGTTGAACACCACCATCGTGTTGGAGGTCACCGCCCCGGAGCTGCTGGCCAGCCAGTGGACCGACAGGATCTCCTTGATCTCCGGGTTGCCAGCCCGGAAGACCTCGGCGATCGTCCGCACGTCCCCGGCTCCGGTGCTGGAGAACGGGGTCTGGTGGATGTACTTGTGCTCTTCGGGGGAGAGCGCCACCGCGTCGGGCACCTCGATGCCGTTCGTCAAACCGTGCATCTTGGCGACCGCGAGGTTCATCTTCTCCAGGATCTGCGCCGGGGTGCTGGTGCTGTCGAAGGTGGTCGACGTCGCGATCCGCAGGA